CTGATAACAAGAGTGGGTGAATTCAGCAAAATATTCGTGCTCGGTGACACTGACCAAACCGATATAGGGGCTAAGAGTGGATTCAAGAAAATGTTCGATACTTTCAACGACGATGATAGTAAATCGAATGGAATCTACACATTTGAATTCACCGACGATGACATCGTAAGATCTAAATTGGTCAAGTTTATAATCAAAAAGATTAAAAACCAGTCCAAAACTGTTTAAGATTTCGTACTTATGTGGTATAAGAATCGATGTCAAATAGCCAGCTCCATACTTTAACGACGCATACGTCTCTGGATTCCAGAGACTTGTTGGTCGTTGTTGATAGAAGTGAATTGACCACTCATAAAATAGAAGTGGGGGAGCTCTCGGATGCGTTAGATGGAACAATTTTTCTATCATCAAGTTATTCTCTCACAAGCTCGTTTACGGTCCAACCAGAGAGGCCAATTTCGACGAGTTTTTCAAGTTATGCATCTTCGTCTGGCTTCGCGAGCAACCTAAGTGGTTCTAATGTGATAGCGGCGGGAAGCAGTTTTGCTCATCTTTCGACATTAGCACATGCTATAAGTGATTTCATACAAGTCACCGCTAGCTCGGATTACATTGACATTTATGGAATAGGAAAGTCGGGTGGACAGTTGAGATTTGTAACCCAATCAAATTTCATCAATTCGTATTTAATCCGACCGCTGTCTCACCGAGATGTGTTAGGTTCTCAAATTCTAAGTCCAACAATAGGCGACGTGACTTACGATGGACTTTCCGCTGGAAGTTATGGATTTGAAATCTCTCTGTTGGATTATCCAGGAAAAATACTGACCTTCTTTGGTTATATCCCCGTGGCTTCCCCAGTTACAACTAAGTATTATCTGATACAATACTTCGAGCCGGGTGGAGTTTATTACGCAAGTGGAAGTGGAGTCACATCCGTAACATCGAGCTTTTCCGACACCTCATCCTATTCACGGAATAACAACGATTGCCACTGGGCATCAAGTTCGCTCGTAACATCGGCAACTGAGCGTATACACACCACTGCTCTAAGTGCATCCGGAGCAACATCATCTCTTTTTTCTCAACGAAGTAACATCTCCAATTTCTCCTCGAATGGACCTATTCCGGGAATGATTCTTTTATACGCTGGGGTTCAAATAACGGGTTCCGAGAACTGGCTATCATGTAACGGATCTACATACAACATACTGACAAATTCCGCGTTGAGTGCATCGATAGGTTCCAAATTCTCAGCATCGGCGTCACCGGGAATACCAAACGTCCTGCCAAATATATCGTCGAACAACGGTTCCCGATCCGGCCCATACAATGAAAGATTTTACATATCATCGTCGATTTTGGGACATCCAACCAACAACCAAATAAGTCAATCGTATGGTATTTTCGCGGGCGGGTCCGGTTCAGCCGAATCTTTTACAGGTTCTTATTCTTCTGGGTCGGTATACGGTACGGAAATCACGGACGGACAACCCCGTGCCTTTTATTATAACATCAAACGGTGAATAATCCACTACTTATTTAGAGAATCATGGCACACAAGAGAATTTCAGAATTGTCCAGTTTAAACGGTGCACTTGCATTAGAAGACTTATTTTTGGTCCAAGATGTATCGCCGATCTCAGAATCAAAAAACGTAAGTTGGGCATATTTGTCTAGTATAATCGCTGCTTCTGCTTCTGTAGATTCCGCGAGCTACTCAATCACCTCGTCCTTTTCACATCAGATCAACAGCGCCAGCTGGGCCTCATCTAGTATATCTACGAGTTACGCATTGGCTGGATCCGGAAGTGGAATTTATGCGTGGACGAGTAGTTACGCATTCACATCGTCCTTTGCACATTCTGCCAGTTTTGCTAGTGGGAGCGGAGTATTTGCTCACAGTAGTAGTTATGCGCTCACCAGCAGTTACTCTCTACAGTCATCGTCTTCTATATCAGCCTCATATTCAATCTCGGCCAGTTTTGTATCCGGTAGTACGGTGTTTGCTCACAGCAGTAGTTATGCTTTAAGCGCGAGCCACGCATTGACTTCCAGCAATTCACTTTATTCTGCGAATGGAATTGAGACTGGATATATGATTCTTTACGCTGGATCGGAGACGACTGCGATAGAATCGACGGGGGAATACCTGACGTGCAATGGTAGGGATGTATTTGTAAATCAATATCAAAATCTTTATAACGTGATAGGCAGGAAATTTGGGTATTATCCTGAATTGGGAATATCTGCTTCGAGGACGACTCTATCACAACCAATTCAAGTCCACATAGACCACGACGATGTTAATATCTACGGATACTCCTTGAGCACAGGAATAATTAGTTTTCAAACCGGCAGCGGCGGAACGTTTCGTGGAGTATATACCGTGACGTCCGCCAAAGCGGGATTGATGGGATCGACCCAATTGCTCCGCCCGAATAATCCTACTGTGAGTTTCACGGGATTGGGAGCTGCAACCTATAATTTCACAATAACTGAGATAAATACCAACAGTAGTTCAGTGTTTCCGGTTAAGATTAATTTACAGGGAACTAATACAACCAGTTCGTTTACAGCCGGAACTATACCTGTGATAAGTTTCAATCCTACATCAAATGTGGCGTACGATTCCAAGTTTTATGTAACGGATGTAAATACAGATCAGACAAGCGAAGGAAATTTGAATCGCACCGCTACGGGAACGATAATCACGCAAGTACCCGCGACGCTTATGTTGCCGGAAAATTCTACTTTTACATGTAGTATATCCAGACACAGCGGTTCATATCATGGCATCCAAACCGCTCGACTAAAACAGTCGTCACAAATCCTCACTTTCATGGGAGAAAACTCCAGCTCGTTTTCAGAAATTTACGGAACTTTCTCCTCTTCTTTCTTTATACCAAGCGTGAACAATTCTACGGGCAGTGTTCCGGAAAATATGGGACCTAGCAATGCACAGATAACAGGATCAGGTGCTTATAGATACGCTTTCAGATATTTGATAAAAACGTAAATTAGATATGGTTACATTTAAAGGGTGGTTGATAAAAGCTATCAGAGAAAATTGTTGTCTATTGAAAATTCGACGTGGAAACTGTGATTACTCCATTCCATACGAAAGACCAGTTGACGATTCCTTCTTTGATGATAATTGGGATACTCTGACGCTGCAGAATTTGGTATCCAATGACAGAGATGTGATTTCTCTATCCGATGTATTTAACGTGGAAATTTATTCTATGAATCAATATGAGATTTCCAGAAAGTCAATGGCGGAACACATTGAGAATAAATATTCACCAATTCTATCCTATAAATTTCAAAACCTTACACGGAAAACCGTTTTAAACTTAATGTTCTTGGATGGAATTACATTGAATTATTTGAAAATAATGGATTTCATGGAATATCAGGAACCAGAGGATTTTTCTAAGGTAAAGTTCGTTGGAATACGAGACGAAACTGTAGAAGTTGGCAATGTTGCTCGTAAAAACTTCTCATTGATAGTAAATAAAAGAATGGAGACGGTGAAGAAAGACATGATTTCTGCGTTGGGAATAGAGGGGAGTTCTGATATACGACTTGACATAGAGAAAAACGTATCCGAATTCATAACTGGGTTGTCATCTGTTCCAACGGGAAAGCTTCAGGACATATGGCCCACTTTATTGAATCCGTCTCCGTATTATTTTCTCCCCAACGTTGTTAATCAAGACGGATGAAACGAGTTGTTTTAGTAGGTAATGGGTGTGGAGTCCTCGAAAAAGAAAGGGGAGGTGATATAGATGCGTTTGACTGTGTTATCCGACTGGGAACATACAAAATCGATGGATTTGAGAAGTATGTGGGAAAAAAAACAGATTTTTGTATCACGGCTCATTGGAAACTTGATCTGGAGAGGTTAAAGACTACCAAGACATTTATCACATTCCCCGTGTTCAGTAGTTATTATGACGAACCGACAATAGATAGGATACGCGGTGAGATAGTGAGCTCTATAACCGACGAACAACGTTTGAACATCATGTATTTTATGACTCGTGCCGATGCTCTTTCCATTGTAGAATCATATAAAGAACTTGGAAACGTTGGGATCGATTTGAGTGGGATAAACCCGAGTCTCGGTTACAGAGCACTCCGGATCGTTTTGAATCATTTCTCGGATTGTGAAATCTACACATATGGATTTGATTTTTTCAAAACTGGCTGGTATTGGAAGGAATCACATAACCGAAACATAAAAAACCGGCACCCGTATAGTTACGAACGCGCTATCCATTCGCTGTTGATTAAAAGTGGAAGAATAAAGGATTTGTGAGAAAATTGGTATCAGTTAAAAACACAGGCTTGAGTGGAAACATAATCAAGTTTCTGATAACCAATGACTTCTGTGAACGAAACGGTCTTCACCTAATTTTTCCCTGTGACGGGAACACGTCGAAGGTCATTTCTAGGTTTAGTCATATAGACTCAGATAGGATAAGTTTTGTTGCATATTCTCCGGAACATAAGATTCTTTTCAACGAGAAGGTAAAAAGAGACACCGGCGATTCGTATCCAATGATATACGGTGAATACATAAGAAAAACTTACTTACGAGGAGAAACCGGAGAGTTTGAGTATTTTTACGGTAATGAGAATGGAATCATACCAGTCAATTGTAATGAAAACACAGAGAAAAAACCAAATTGTAACAAAAATTTAGTGAATTGGTCGTCCTGTAATACAATACTGTTAGATTATAACGACGGTTTGTTTGGTTATAGAAAGTCACTGTCTGGGCTGAATAAGAAAATCAAGTTCAATGGAATAGACGACCCCTCGTATGTACACCGAGGACAGACATCAGATGTCTTTTCCTTTAACTTGAAAACGACAACCGATGTTAGGTTCGACGAAGAACTTCTCTATTGGACGAAAGTTTTGACCCGATTCAAATCTGACTATGGTGGAAAAATGTTCTTTGTCTCGGGAAACAAAAAGATGAAACGTGAAATGTGTCATCGATTTGACGTGCCGTTTTTGGATTTTGAGTCTGAAAACAAGTTCTCTCACCGAGAGGGAGGGGAATTACAGAGAGGTACATCGACGAGTGTGATGATTGATCTCCAAAACTGCGTTAATACGAATTTCGTACCAGTGGAACGACTTGTAATGGAATACGGCAATACAGTTGCTAAACCGGGGGAGTTGTTTAAAGCGGGAAAAGCGGAAAAGTTTGACTTGTTAGTAGAATTCTTCAGAGAAAATCACACATTGACACCGGAGTGTTCACCTATGGCTATTTCCGTAGGAAACGTTACATAGTTAACCATTATCATTTTTCTGTGAGTCGAAATTTGTTTCTTTTCAAGCCCGTGCCACGTATTATCTCCCGGATAAAAGAAATATCCAGTGTTGTCTATAAACGGCACAGTCTTTACAACTCGAAAGTCAGCGTCGTATAAGTCAGTTCCAATAGACTCGTCTTCTCCGCAGTCGTTTATAAACACCAACATACTCATGAATTTTTCTTGAATGTCTACGTGAGGTTCCAACCAAGATTCTCCCGTGTCTTTTATCACTTCTATCCTGAGATATGTCGGTATGATTTTGGTAGAATGTGATTGAAACATTTTCGTCACTGACTTGCTACAAAAGAATTCTCTCAATTTTAGAAAGAGGGGGTATTTCTCACACATATGGCTGTCCACGAATACCCTCGTTTTGCTGCTCGTCCTCGTTTTAGCTAAGATATTTCCACCGAGGGCGTGGAAATCCATAGATTTATATTCCACAAGTTCGTCTTCATCGAAGAAATTCTCAAATGAATAATGACGGAACGGAGTTTTGTGTTCACGTATGGAATTGAATCTCATTAGAAGAATTATATCTCCAAACAAATTCATTTCAACATATTATAACATTCTATTATATTAAGAACTTTCTGTTTTCTCGTCAGATTCGATTTTAGTGAGGGGAAGTCGTCGATCATATCGATGAATTTTAAGTCGATGCCACCGATCCGTTCCTTTTCTATCAAGAGGTAAAACACAGGAGACATCTTATTCATTTTGTTACATACCAAAAGTGTATTACGACCATCATCGGAACATTTCTTGAAAACATCGCTTCGCCTTAGTTGTTTTATTCTCAAATCGTCTCGGATTTCTTTGAAAGTCGACGTTCCCTTTACTATATTTTTCGTTTTATTAATCAACAAATCGGTATCAAATACCAACGTCAATTCTATACCAGAGTCTAATATGAATTTAGACAACGTCTCGTCTCTGACTATATCTTTGTCGATATATTCAGTGCAAACTATGATTTTTTTAATATGATTTTCGGTCAATGTGTGAAGGTTGTCCCGTTTGAACAGAAACTCTTTATGGACGAGAAAAATATTGTCTTTTACGTGGATCATGTGTAGTGTACATACATATCAAAGGAATGTTTTTTCATAACACATCTCAGGATCATTTTGGGGTCACCACTAACTTGATGAATCTACTGAAGAGTTATCTTGTGTGCAAGAAGCTCGGATTGAATTTGGTTATGCACAATGACTCACTGATAGGACTCGACTGTGAGAGCGACGTAAACATTCAGATAAATGGAAATTTTTTTAAAGGAGTTTCTGTTGATTTTTTCCGTTCGTTGAAAAAAAATCCTGATATGTTGGCGAGGTTTGTTTTGGAAATCCATAAATCCTGGAACACGGGAAGAAGATGTGAATACATCTCATCGGTCGAGAACTTCCTTCCGAATGGAGAGGATATTGACTATCTCTTTTATTATGAATGGTTTCCTAAAATTGGTTTGGTGGATTCATCTAAATTTGAATTGAAGTTAAAAATAAACGAACCGACAAGGAATCTCTTCCACAAAGACGCGGCGGTGTTCCATGTGAAGAATAAGAGCTTGTTGAATGTTTCCACGGATATTGAGATAACCGACTTTGTGATTTCCAGATACATAAAAGAGTTCAATCCACCGTCTGTAGTTTTTATAAGCGGGTGTCAGGAAATGAAAACTTACTTTTGTAAAAAATACGGAGTTTTGGATGAACCGCATGTTCACTACCGTCCACTGTATCATAGAGAAAAAGGAGACATGGCTAGTGTATTGAATGATATTTACTCTTGTGCTGGTTCTAATTTTGTGACTAACGATTTTCTTCACCAGCGGTATTATCAAGAGATAGAAGAGAATTACGTCAAAGTTCCAAGTGAGTTGTGCTTCTATAACTCTATGAATTATAGAAAACACATTTTTGACCAGAAATTTTACATGAGTAATTATTTTGATTTATTCGTTGTTTTGCAGAAGGAATTTGGTTTTATAAGGAATATACATGATAGCAAGTGATAAAAACGACGTGATACAACTCCGGCGATCTCAACTATCCGACGTCAGTGTACGGATGGATACGTTACAGAGCATCACGGTCAATCCGACGGAACTGTGCAACCGAAAATGTGGGTTCTGTCCACGTAGCGATAGCAAAGTATATCCGAATCAGAATCTACACATCTCCGAACAGACGGTGTCTAGGTTGTCGGAACAATTATCAATCGTCGGTTTCGTGAATAGATTGGGTTGGTCCGGAAATGGAGAGCCGTTGTTAACAAATGATTTTTTGAAACTTGTTAGATCGGTATCTTCTCAGAATCCAAGGTTGTCATCTCACGAAATAAACACAAACGGAGATTTGCTCACCGATAGATTGGTGTCGGAGATTTACGCAGCTGGGATCAATCACATAATAGTAAGTGTATATGATGGACAAGAAAGTTTAGACAAGTTCTCGGAGATGTTTCGTAAATATGACGTTCATAGTTACACGCTGAGAATTTCTTTTAATACCGTAGATCCTATTGGCTTTACCAACCGAGCCGGTATGGTGGATGTTAACCGAGACAAGATGAAAGAATTCAAGAATAACAAATGTTTTCTTCCGTTTTACAAACTCGTAGTTGATTGGAACGGAGACATACTCGTATGTTGTGAAGACTGGGGAAGAAAGAGCAAGAGTTCTCTCAACATCAACACACACTCTCTCGAAGAAATATGGTTCTCCGAGAAATTATATGGATACCGAAACAGACTTCGGTTTGGAGACAGATCGTTATCACCATGTAACGCATGTAATATTCACGGTGAGAAAGTTGGTTCCGAACTCGTAGATAAATTTTATGAAAAGTGATGTAAAAATATTCGTGGGCCTCGATTCCGAACATAGGATTGCTTATGACGTGTGCAAGTTCAGTATAGAGAGAAACACAAAAATCTCATTTGATATACAGCCGATCAATCGATATACAGTGAGGGAATATGCGCGAACTGCTGACGAGACGGAGTCGACCGATTTTTCTTTTGCAAGATTCTTCGTTCCATATAAATCGAAGTTTGTAGGCATCTCCGTTTTCATGGATGGTGACTTTCTATTTTTGAAAGACATCAATGGTCTGTTGGAGTTATATGATGACCGTTACGCGGTGATGTGTTGCAAGCACACATACGCACCAACGTCTCTTACCAAAATGAACGGAAAAATACAAACGGTGTTTCCTAGAAAAAACTGGAGCAGTCTAATGTTATTCAACAATGCCCATCCGAAAATAAAGACACTTAACCCCTTAACTATAAACAACCAATCAGGAGCGTTCCTCCATCAATTTAAATACTTAGATGACGACGAGATAGGTTCAATTCCGATTCAGTGGAACTGGTTAGTTGGTTGGAACAACGACGCGGATGGTGAACCTAATGCTCTCCATTATACCGAAGGAGGTCCCTGGTTACCAAATCACAAAGATAACGGTTATGATTCGTCATTTCATACTTATAGGGAAGAATATGAACGCGATACAAAGAGCGAAATCGATAAACGAATTGACCGGAAACCTTGAGTCGATTATGAAGATCACATATCCCCTCGCTGAACAAGGAGATCCGATTCAATCCAAGATAAATTATCTTGCCCATGAATCTCTCAAACTCATCGGTTCACTTGCATCTGAAATTGATTAAAAGAAGTTGTCGAACATGAGTTGTGATGTATATTTGGTGAATGCCAGATTATACAGAGTCGGACTTACAGGAACGCTACGACACATTCATTTCACTTCTTGAGAAAACCTTTACGGGCGAACGACTCGAACGATTGAAGAAGTTATATGGTGAGGATGCTTACGGCATTCGACTCGTTTCCGCGCCGGCCAGCGCTAAAGCCCACTTCCACAATGCTTATATCGGAGGATACATCGACCACATAATGAATGTCTATAAAGCGTCGATAGGAACGAAGAAGTTATGGTCCGCTATGGGTGCTACTATCGACTTCACGGATGAAGAGATGATTTTCTCCGCTATTCACCACGACCTCGGAAAGCTTGGCGACCTCCATCAAGGAGAATACTACCTTCCACAGACGAGCGAGTGGCACACAAAAAATCGAGGCGAGACTTTTAAATTCAACGCCAACCTTCAATACATGGACGTAACCGATAGAGCGTTGTATATCCTCCAACAGCATCAGATTGTCTGCACATGGAAAGAGACTCTTGCGATTAAATTGTCAGATGGACTTTACCACGAAGCGGCTTCTTCCTATTTAAAGAGTTACAACCCGGACAACGAATTGAAAACTAACCTACCGCGAATAATTCACGCGGCGGATTATCTCGCCTGTAGATCGGAGTATGACCTTTGGAAACGAGAAAACTCCAAGGACATGTAATTAGTCAAAAAGTCGGTCATTATCCATATTTTGCATCTATGTATTAAGTTACAGATGCACTTATTTACATTCAGCCGACTCGTGGCGTTAACTGCGCTTTTTATAGCTTCCTGTGCCGCTTACTTCTCCGTTGTAGGTATATCAATGTTGTTCTCGGGGTCAGCGATTGCCGCTATGGTAATGGCGATTTCTCTGGAACTAGGCAAATTGGTATCAACCAGCTTTCTATTCAAATATTGGTCCTCCACAAAGACATTCTTAAAGATATACTTGACCATAAGCGTATTTGTGCTGATGTTCATTACATCCCTTGGAATATTCGGGTATCTAACCTCCTCTTACCAACGGTCTTTCTTGGACGACAAGTTAACTTCCGAACGAATTCTATTGGTAGAGGAGAAGCGGTCAGCATTAAGTAAGAAGGTGGAGTTATCTAAGGCCAGAATATCAAATATAAATGACCTACGCGCTTCACAGGAACGAAGACTCAGCGAATCGATGACAAACGTTCTCATTGCTAGAAATCCAATCCAATTACAGGAACTACAGACTCAGACGATTGAATTGATTTCCAGAAGTGAACAAAACATAGATATCGAGAATAAGAAGATAGATTCTACTTATGGTGAGATAGACGCCGTGAACGTATCTATATCAGAAATGAAGGTTTCTGCGATGGGAAAGAATGACATAATCACGTTTAAATTCGTAGCGGAAGAATCGGGAATTGACATGAACAAAGTAGTAAAGTGGTTCATTGTTATCATAATAACCGTCTTTGACCCGCTGGCCATATGTCTTCTATTAGCATATAACACCACCCAATTTGACGAAAAAAAAAAATAATAGTTAAAGAATCGATTGCGTTACCAGCCGATCGGTCGCTGACGAATAATATAACAGAAAAAGAGTTGACAATTAAAGATATTAAAGATACTGTTGCATCGAAACGCAGACGACACGATTGTTTCGGAAGGCTGTTCAAGAATTAAAACGTTCGTTTTTTAGAAAACTTTGATATGTAAGTCATATTATGAATGACACTGATATTGAAGCAATACTAAAATTATTGAGAGCTGGTGTTAAAAACACAGACTGGGACAGCATAACCGAAGCAGTGGAATACTTGGAAGAGTTTTCCGAAACAGACGAAGACGAGACATGACATTGTATATACTTATCGGTGGATTGGTGATTTCGATACTGGTGAATATAGTATTGGCCAGAGCATTTATCGTGGCATCATATAGGATAGGAGTCTACGAGGAATGGATTTTGACATTCCAAAAGAACGTAAAAGACACATTCCGGCAACTTAGGTATATAGATGAAAAGGAAATCTTCGAACGTGACGACGAGGTCGGTTTTGTGTTTTCAAACATCGTTTCAATAATAGACGATCTAAAGGAAAAAACATATGCCGAAACTGAAGAAGAACGAAAAGAAAACGAAGAGTTCCACAAAAAGAGAGAAGACCCGTCAATCGGTCGATTCTCCCGTTAAACATCCCACTCGAAAAAAGGTTTCGGTAGGCGTGGGTGTATCCGTGAATCCAAAGGAACCGACCATTGTCACTGAACCGGAACCTGTGAAGATAAAGAAACCTTCAATAGAAAAAATGTATTTCACGAAGGATACTGAAGATGCCATCATCAGATTCAACAAGGAAGAAAACGTTGACGAAAGAAACCGTATTTACGAAACGGAGATACAAAGATCGTTCGAGAAATTGGTAGAGAACGTATTCAACACCTTCAAGTTCAGTTACTTCGACACCGGCCCGCTCGAAGTTCAGAAGGAGACGCTTTCACACCTCGTTGCAAACATCCACAAATTTGAGGAAGGTAAGGGAAAAGCATTCTCATATTTCAGCATTGTCGCAAAAAACTACTTGATATTCAATAACAACTCAAACTATAAAAGATATAATCAGCAAGTAGACATAAATGAGGATCCTGATTCACATACTATTAAGCTTCAGTCGACGGATAACTATCAGAAGGACAAGGAGAATGCTGAGTTCATAGAGATGATGGTGAACTATTGGGACGTCAATATACGAGAGATATTTCCAAAGAATAGGGATCTCAAGATAGCCGAAGCAGTGGTGGAGTTGTTCCGAAACAGTGATCGGCTGGATTACTTCAATAAAAAGGCGTTATACCTCTATATAAGAGAAATATCGTCTTGCAAGACGCAGCAGATTACTAAAATAATCAATAGGATGAAGGAATATCAACAGAAAATCACAAAAAAGTATATCGAAGAAGGCGTTATTTAAAAAATGGTCGGTGTGAATGATATGTACAGTTATGGAACTAAATGAATTTGAAATTTACAAGGGAAAATCCTTTGCTGCGTTGTGTAAGGAGATTGTCGTAAATCAGAACGAAAAGAAAGACCAATTGGACATTCTAGTTAGCGAACTCAGAGGGCTTATAAAAGGAGTAAATGATGCCATAGTAGTAGTTCCACTAATAAAAGACTATCTGGATGTCGGTGTGAGAAACGACGATCAGTTGGTAAAACTCGCAGCTATTATTCAAAGAATACTGTCAAAACAAAACGAAGGCGCGGAAGAGGGAGCGGGGTCGTTTCAGATTACCGACGACGAACGCAAGGAACTCCTAAAAGAAGTTGAAAATCTAAAGAAATCCGGGCCGACCGCGCCGGTTGTATCCACGAAGGAAATGGATTCCAAATGAGTTATTCGATAGACCATTCCATATTTGACCGTTCCACCGATGACGTAAATATACTATCGACAAAACGGGATAATAAGATCATTCAGAGTGGAAGAAGCGTAATACAATACGAGCCGGCTATTGTTTTGGATATAGTATTGGATGATTCTCATCCAATGTTCAAGCGAGGACTTGGGAATATAATCTCCCCGTTAGAATCACCGGTGGATTTTCGAGGAATGACTCCGAACGAAACTGATCGGGATTACGCGTCGATAGGAACGGCTCTTGTGAGACTGTGTTACTCACACGTTAAATTCGAAAAGGAGAGTCTGATATGGGCAATACCAATTGACTCAAGCATGAACTCCATTCCTCTGTTGAATGAAATAGTTCATGTTGTTAAAATATTCGACCGGTATTATTACACGAATCGAATTAATACCAAAAACGGATGCAACACCTCAGCGGATTTTAGGTATGAACAGACATATGGAAAAAAACTGGAGAACCGTTCTTATTCAGCTGTGAAGTTGCGCGGGCCTGTTTCCAGATTTGATTCTTCTCCGGAGAATTCCTCGGGTGGATTCAATGGGATACTAGGAAACTACTTCTGGTTCAATAAAAACATAAGAAATCTCCGAAGATTTGAGGGGGATACGGTTGTCGAGGGAAGATTCGGGCAGAGTATCAGAATGGGAGCATACGACGCCGACCGAAAAAATGACTCCGGAATTCACGATAACTATATAAGTGGGAATGATAAATACGGAGGCGGAAATCCAATGGTTCTCATACGTAATCGTCAACGTCCAATAGCTCAGATGTCGGCACAATCGATTCATCCGCTGTTAAATGTGCTCCCCGACATAACCGGATCTATAGAACAGAAGAATGTGTGTGGCTATGTATTGGAAGACGTCAACAACGATGGTTCTTCCATTCACATGACAAGCGGGAAGACAGAATCTACTTTCAAAACTACGTGTTACAAGAAGTGTTTCTCTAGCACTGCTGTGGAGGAACAACCGAGATTCAGTCCCGCTGGTTCTACTTCATTTAAAATGCCGGTATTTAACCGAGATCAAATTGTAATAAATAGCGACCGACTTATTCTTTCCTCTCGTTTTGGCGAATCTCTCCATTTCTCCAAAAAGCGTTATTCCGTCGTGACCGATAGTGAATTTACAGTGGATTCCCACGAACAGATTGTTTTAACGACCAATACAAAGACGGTGATAAACTCTCCTGCTATATACTTGGGGGAATATGACATCACATCGGAGCCCGCGTTGCTTGGCCAAACAACCGTTGATTGGCTTTATGATTTATGTGAGTGGATACTGTCACATACTCATTACTACAATCACTCTCACCCGAACGCTGGCTCGCCTTCACCGAACACCACCCAACTACCAGTTCAGTTACAGAAACTAAAAGCTCTCAGAGATAAGCTCCATTCGTTAATGAGTCGTCGTGTGTTTTTGACAGGTGGCGGTTATGCACCGGGTGCTAACGGCGGAAGTATAAAAGACGGAAACCCGCCCGTAGCAGTGGACACTTCCACGGGAGACGGTGTTCCGGGTGGATGGTTAGGAAAAAATAGAAGATAAAGACAAGTTACACAAATATTTATACCAATATGAACAAAGAAGAATTCAAAAAGATCATATCAGAGTCGATAGAAGACAAACTCAGAGAAATATTACCCTCTGTGTTAGATGAATATTTTACCGGAACACGAGTATCAAAGCCTGTGGCTATAACCGAAGGAGCCCGTCGACAGACAAACACGGCGCCCACTACACAGAGGCCGGTTCCGACTTCAGCAGCTGTTCCGAAGAAGCAATACGTAAAGAATACGGTTTTGAATGATATATTGAATGAAACCGTAATAAAGTCTATACCGGAAGGACCGGCCGCGTTTTCCGAGAACACGGGCCCTTCCATAATGGACAAAATAGACTCCGTTCCAAAATCCGTAGCTGATGCCCTTACGAGGGATTACAGTAAAGTTTTGAAGTTGTCGGCGGCTAAATCAATGAATAGATGAGATCAAACATCACATCATCCAAATCTCCAATAGGATTGTCCGTTCCGTTTGTGAACGGTTCATCTGGTTATTTCCAACAGACATTCGATACAAACGAACAGATAAAGAACAATCTTACTAACTTCCTCAAAACCAAGCGAGGTGAGCGGAGAATGATGCCAGAATTCGGAACTCAATTGTATACACTTTTGTTCGAACAGCGGACGGATAATCTTCCGGAAATATTGAAAACCATGATTTCAGAGGAACTTCGTTATTGGGTCCCAGAGGTTAAAATACTCGGAATAGACATTATTGATACGGAAAACCCAGAGGGAGATGATAATTATAAAATGAGGGTGTCGATACGGTTCAGCGTAAATTCTACCGATGAAGCCGACATCCTTGTATTTGACTTGGAAAACGTAAAAATATAATATGGCAACGACATTAGACAAAAATTTCAAGCCCCAATCGAGAGAAATCCGCTATTTGGGAAAAGACTTCGATGCACTAAAGTCTGGTTTGATTGAGTTTGCTAAACATTATTATCCACGAACTTACAAGGATTTCAACAATTCCTCACCCGGAATGATGTTCATCGATATGGCATCATATGTCGGAGACGTCCTCTCATTTTACATTGATTATCAATTTAAAGAAGGATTGATCAATTTTTCGGAAGAAAGAAAGAACGTTATAAACCTAGTAAAGTTTCTCGGTTATTCGCCGAAACCAAGCCGACCAGCGACCACGGTGCTTGATCTGTTTCAGATAATACCGTCCAAGAGAAATGAAGATGGATCGTTTGAACCGGACGTTAGATATGCTCTCGTGATACGTGAGGGTATGGAAGTAGCATCATCTAACAGAGTGACGTTTATTACATCGGAGACTGTTAATTTTTCTCTAAAGAGCGAACTATACCCACGAGTGGACGAGGTGTTTTCCCGTAACGCATTGGGTGAACCCGAATTTTATCTAATAAAGAAGTCGGTGAAGGCATACTCTGGTAAATCGGTGACCAGAGCGTTTCAGATTGATGGACAGACGCCTAATCTGAGAGTGGAACTCGCGGAGGACAATGTTATTAAGATTGTAAGTATAAAGGATTCTGACAACAATAGTTGGTATCAGGTCGAATACCTGGCACAAGATCTCATTCAGTTGCCGGTGGAAAATAACCGATTCAATTTTGAAACGTTTTCTAACTTCAATTCTACCGTCCCAAACATCATAAAATTTCTCAGGACTAACCGCAGGTTCATAGTGGAAGTCGATGAGGATAACAAAACTTACCTGCAATTTGGCTCGTCCACCGACAGCCTTGAAGAAGAAATTTTAGTTCCGAACTCGGAGATGCTGGGAGTGGGCTTCTCAAACGTAGGTAGATACAACCTGACTCTCGATCCTACAAGTTTCGTAAAGTCGAATTCATACGGATCTTCTCCGTTTAACACGACGTTGACGGTGAAGTATGTCTACGGGGGAGGTATCGAATCGAACTCTAACGTGGGAGATATTTCCACAGTTACAAAGGTCGAGTTTGATAACGCGGAGGAATATTTGCCATCCGAAGAAAACCTAATAAACACCATAAAAAGTAGTCTTAGAGTAACAAATTCTTTACCGGCTACAGGTGGTTCATCGTCCGAAACCATTTCGGAAATAAAGCAGAATGCGATGTTGAATTTTGCAGCTCAGGACAGAGTGGTGACTAAAGAAGATTACGTGGCTCGTGTATTGAGTATGCCGGCTGAATATGGTAGGGTGGCCAAGGCATTTGTCACAACAGAGTCAGATCTTGCCACGAATAACACATCTATTGTGCCAGGGTTGTTGGACGAAAATCACAATATAATAGTGGACGAGAAAAATTCAGGATTTAGAAAAATGAGTTTGGACGGTGTTAATCCATTCGGAGTTAACCTTTATGTGTTGACGTATGATGATAACAGGAAGTTGACTCATGTAAACGAGGCACTTGTTTACAATTTGAGAAAATATATCTCAAAATATCGTATGATTTCGGATAGAATCAACATCATCGATGGTTTCGTCATCAACATCGGTGTAGAATTTACAGTTCTCACATACTCCACTTTCAACAAGAAAGAAGTCCTAGCGAATTGTATATCCGCCGTGAAAGATTTTTTTGACATCGATTCGTGGCAATTCTCACAACCTATAAACATAGGACAGTTGGAACTGGAAATAGCTAAAATAGAGGGCGTCCAATCAGTGTCCAGCTTGAAGATAGTAAATAACGTTGGCGGGAACTATTCTTTATGTGAATACAATATAGACACAGCAACCCGTCATAAGATAATTTATCCACCAATCGACCCAGCGATATTTGAGGTGAAATATCCTGACACGGACATCCGAGCTAAGGTTCTTTGATATGCACAAATTTGTTCACGCGTCAGCGGATGCATATCTAACAAATCATCCCGATTACCGAAACAGTAACTTCGGAAGGGATGAGATATTGGAAATTTCGTCCGAGATGTTTTCCATAAAAACATACATAATAACATCATCGGTAAGAGAGGCGGTCACCGATTTTGTTGGAATTAGTTTATTAAGATTTACGGGAAATTTAACTGGTTCGCTGACTGGTTCTGCTTCCGATATCTCCGGCAGTGTGATTGGTTGTGGATTGGTTTCATCCGTGGAGGACGACTGTTGATATATGCACCATTTTGTATTTTCTCACAAAGATTCGTTCGTTTACAGCGAAGAAGTCGCTCGTAAAAGGAATTTTGGCCTCGATAAATTTGTCGAAGTTGGTTGTGTCAATAAACTATCCCGTACATATAGAACGGCTTCATTGGCACCAAGCAGTCTTTCCGCGGAGTTTATCAATCGTTATGTTATAAATTTCAATGGATCTTTTACGGGAAGCATATGTCTTGCCAGTGGAAGCGTAAGTGGATCTTTGAACTGCAATGGTTATTTGTCTCCCGGTGGAATTTGCGCTCCGCTTGGTATAGTAGATGAATTCGGAAATCTGGTCATTGAAGATGACGGTGACTTTTCGGCGTTGTCTTTTGCCGAGGATTTCTTTGTTTTCCCATAAATTGAATAACGGTTTTATACTTATACGATATGCCACTATCCTTCACAGTAGACAATTTCACTGGAATAACAGGCAGCAGCTGTGTGTCCGGAACGATAAACGGAAACTTTAGCGGATCCGCTTGTGGGTATACAGGAAGTCTTTCGAGCTTCACGGGAGTTCTATCGGGATACATCTCAGGGTCGTACTATGTAACTGTGAATCGTTACATGAATGAGTATAAGAACTACATAAAGCGTTCACTGTTGAAGTTTGACCTATCCGAGATAAGCCGTTCTATAGCCGCCGGAGACATCTCCTCACCCAAGTTCACACTCAACATGAAAGTGGTGGAATCGAGGGAGATACCGGTTGATTACAGCATTTACGCCTTTCCGATAAGCCATAGTTGGGCGATGGGCACCGGCCTTTATGCCAACGACGGTTCGTCTGACGGAGTAAGTTGGTTGTACAAAAACTCACAGAATACATCAAGCACATGGTATCCGAACATTGACGCTGATCTTAACATAACCGGAACAAATTACCTGACCACCGCTAGCGCAGCCTCGTTTCAGCGCGGCGGCGGTGTGTGGTATTACTCGGCGCCACCTAGCTGTTCTAACAACGTAAGTATAAGCCTGTGTTCGACTGTATCTGGGTCTAGTTATATTTGCTCTCAGTCTTTCAGTTACGCTTCGGCTGATATATCGATGGACATAACGAGAATTTGCAGTGCTTGGATATGTGGCTGTATTCCAAATGAGGGGTTAATACTCCTCACGTCCGAGGAACTAAATCCAAGTGCATCAATGAACTTGAAGTTTTTCAGTCGAGAAACCAACACCATTTATTCTCCGTATATAGACGTGAAGTGGCCGGATGCCACCATCAACACGTCGAGTGTTGCTCCCGTAACTTCTAGCCTAGGTGTAAGCGTTTCTATTAAAGGGATGCGACCGGAGTATAAGAGTGGAAACAAGGTTAGGTTTACGGTTTTCGCTAGAGAAACAAATCCGCTCCGTAAATTCGTGTCTGCACAAACAAACTATCTCACTCCGAAGTATCTACCGTCAAGTAGCTTCTATTCCATAAAAGACAATGAAAGTGAGGAAGTGGTCATAGGTTTTGATGACTACACGAGATTGAGCTGTGATGAATATGGAAACTACTTCCTATTGGATACAACTGGGCTTCCACAGGAGAGATACTATAGAATTCTAGTAAAATCGGAGTTCTCAGATGGATCCATTCAGATATTCGATAACAAGAGCATATTCAAAATATCCAGATAATATGTCAGATGTGAACAAATTTAATAAGGAGATTACTAATTTTAGGAACGGAATCCTAACATACGAATATAGTTTCAACTCAGTCGGAAATTTGTTTTTTAAGACAGACAGCGACGTTTTCAATCAATCGTTCTTGAAAATACCGGTGACAAACTTTGAGTATGACACAAAGAAGATTGGTGAGTTATACAACCTAAAATTCGAAGAATTCTCCGAAACGAAGTCTGTTATAGAGAAGGACCCCGTCATATCTACGCTCGAACGGAACGTAGAGGAACTTAAAAGTAAGCTCGACGCAGCAACAAACTCGTCCGATATGGACAGGCTTTCATCCGAGATACTCGCGAGCAAAGATCTGATAATTCAACTGAGAATCTCGGCGGGCGAGGGGTCTTCGTCCGATGATTTCTCTGACGAGTTTCCGTATTTTCCCAAAAAAGATTCGTCGAATTAAGCTCCCGTGGGTATAATTATTAGCATATGCCCGTGTTCAATTTTATAGACGAAGTTAAGAACGGAATTAATGATGTCGGATATCTAAATCAAAAAGAACATTCGTTATTCTTCGTATCGTCAAGCACAGAACGGTCTTTTGGCAACTCAACCAAAGACGTTTTGGAGGTCGGAATCCACAATTTACAGAAAGAAATCAGTTCTTTCGTCGTAATCACAAGCTCCCACGAGAACACACCGAAAATCTATCCATATGAAGATGTGGATGGAAATACATTCAACGACGTCTATTCTCCATCGAAGAATACATCCATTCAAGACGGTGAAAAAAATCTTCTATTGTCGATCGGCGACCTTATACCAGCTGGATCGGTCACATCCAACGCGGTATATCTATCCGTTAATCCGGTGTCAAATCTGTTCTCACACAATGATCCACTGACCATAAAGGAGATAAGCAATTCTAAGAAGGAAATAAAATTAATTAGATCATTCAAAGCAGAGTCGGTTTTGAATATTTCAAATATCGAGTTTTCTGACGAAATAGGCGTTACCGTAAATGGAAAAAAAGATGTCAAGTTGAAGTCGGGAACTGTCCACACGCTGAAATTTTCCGGAGATGTGAAAAAACTTCGTTTTAGCAAAACACGAGGCGGAACATTCAATGGTTCGGTGGAGTATCTCAACAACATCATCTACAAGCCGACTGTAAACGAGATTATATTGGATACAACCGAAGAGTTTCCAAAGATACTCTATGTTTATAACGCAGACTCGGCTGGATCTGATGCATTAATTAATCTCACGGAAGTCATAATCAAATCGGATTTCCGACTCAACTCCGAGTTCTTTGCACTCGGAAAAGACGCATTTGTATTCAGAGAAATTCATGACGAGGTTTCATACGGTGTCAGTTCGGTCAACCTCACTGATGTATATAACTCCACGAAAACCTCCTTTTCGGAAAACATAACGGCTTTAAAAAATCTCCTTTCATTTCAAAGCGACAATGATGTATTGAAGATTTTATCTTCCATTTATTACGGCGACTCTTTATTTGATGAGGATCTCGGGAAGTATGTAAAGTTGCTTGGTGTTAATAATTACATAGAAAATCACATGAAATTCAATTATGAATTCGTGGGAAATTTCGTGTCATTGAAGAATGACGTGTCACGGATAGCTAAATCGGTGTGCTCTTCTAGGATTTTGTTTTACAACCAAAGCGCTACTAAACTAGCTGGAAAAAAGAACGATTACTCACTGTCAATAATATACTTGGTTTCTCTGATAGAATCCACGTTAAACCGTGTGTTTTCAGAAATTGAATTTGCTTATAAGAACAAATACAAGTCGCCGCTTAAATGTGCGTTGAACTTCGGTGGCGGAAAACTTTCCCCAATTCTAATATCAGAGTTGAGAATTGATGGCGAATATTGGGTAAAGTTGAAAGAGCCAGTCTCCGCGGATATAACCGTCGGTGATAAGTGTTCCATATCCAACATTTCGATTCAACCGTTTTTCCAAATAGTGACGATTGGCACAAAATCATCCGACAAAGTCATCAGATTAGTTTCACCAAACTTCTCACTCAGTCTAAACGAACCGTCCAATAGAACCACATCGACGAAGTATTATAATACCAACCAACTTTCAATCGAAAGAGATTCTGACAATAAGATAAAAGTAAATAAAAAGCTGTTAGATCTAAACGTGGATTATACGAATTTTAACAAGTTCGTGGTTTTTTCTTCCGCTAATATACGAATAAAGATATTCAAAAACAAGCTAAGGAGAATAACGGAATTAAACGAAGAAATAGCAGAACTGATGTTATTTGATTCGGGAAGTACATCACTTACGGACAGACTCAGTGTCTATGAAAATCTCGTAAATGATAAGGCCGAGATAGATACCATAATCGGAAGTTTCGATGGTTACGAAGCATATCTACATAAATCGGAAAATGTCATATATGACACTTCACTTGGAATTTTCGTAGATTCAACCGGCTCATCCGAGTCATCGTCGTTTTTATCTACATTGGAGGATGAATCGGTTGAATATGACAAGAATAATAGGGATTCTTTGTTGAATAACAGTCCGGAATACATCTACGAGAACGTCGATAACGATGATTATCTGAAGTTTCTAAGTATGATCGGACATCACTTCGATAACATATACCTCCATATATCTAACATAGGAATTTACAAAGAAATCGGAAGAGACATTGATTCCGGAATGACCGGGAAGATGGTAAGTTATGTTCTGAATAGTTTTGGTTTTAAAATTCCGCCCGGAATGTCTGGACTCATAGAATCATCTGATACGGTTGAGAATTATCTTTCCTCACAGGAACAAACCGGCATTGTGAACAGTATTTCCGTGGATGAGAAGACCAAGACGATTTGGAAACGGATGTTGCTCAATTTACCGTCCATATATAAATCAAAGGGAACAGAAGAGTGCATCCGACAGATATTTTCGATTTACGGAATTCCAAATAATTTGATAATATTGAAGGAGTTCGGCGGCGGATATTCCAATCACGAAATAAGTTCGTCATATCTATCAGATGAAAAAGAGTATTTATTGGAATACCTAGGAGAAGACGGTGAATACGTCGAAATATCGGGATCCAACATTCCATATAAGTCAGTTGATTTCAAACTTTACATAGATCCATCGAATTACACATCGTCCCGTCTAATAGTTCCCCTTCACGAAAAATTCAACACGCTTGACGAATTAATATATTCTCTCGGTTTTTTGAAAGTCTCGGACACACTCGGTCGATTTTATTTCACGATACGCAACGAATCGTCCACGTTCACGACTCTAACCGATCCGGTTTATCTTTTCTCGGATGAACCGATGAGTGTAATGTTGAGGAAGAACTATGTGGATTCGAAGTTCGACGTCGCTCAAAGCGCATCGTGGGTTCCGGTGAAATATGATATTTCGATTTTCCGTTCCTCCGGTGGAGGTAAAAATGTGGATTCCACGACCTCATTCTATCTAAGTGGATCATTAAACGACTCGTTTGATGACTTGAGTGGATCTATTACTTTTGGAAATGTAGGTACGGCAAATATAATAAGCGAAATATCGGAGCTCATCGAATCACAGGATTCAACATTCGAATTTTTAAGAGAGGGTTCTAACGCCATAACGTCCGATAGTTTACCGAATTACTCAATGGATAGGTTCCGGGGTTGTATGGATAGGTTTATTATACAATCGACTCCTCTTATAGATTCCGACTTTCGTCTAAGGGGGCTAAACATAAATAGTTACTACCAAGGACAGCCATCATCAAGCTACGATGACATTTTGTTTAGATTTAATCTGGGAATACCAGAAGACTTCTCGTCATCCTCTCTATCGACGGAGGGCCATTTAGTTTCCAATTTCAATCGGATATACTCTGGATCAGTGGCCTTATTGTATAATTTTTCAGGGAGCAATATCACATCTAGTTTAACGACTGCGAGTTGTGATACAAGTTCCTTCTCGTATTTCCCACACCAAAGACGAGAGTTTAGCGTCATAAATGAATATACTACCCAACACATAGGTCCGGGACGACTCGAAAATCGAAAGGTGAATTACATCTCAACTGAGATGTTGGATTCTTCTTTGTCGCCGGAAAAGTCTCTGACTCACAAAAATAAGTCTAATCAATATTCCGACTCCAATAGAATCGGTATATTTGTTTCGCCGATTCACGAGAGAAATAAAGACATACTGAACTTCTTCGGAGACTATGACATAATTTCCGCTGTATCAAGTCCGAATGACCGTTTCGGAAAACGATATTTAAAACTCGAAGAGTTTCGTAGAAACTATTACAAGACAAACGCCGTATCTAAGATACTCTTCAATGAACTGTTTTCAATATATAAGATATTCATAGATAAGAGCATCTTCGAAACTCTCAAATCCGTAATTCCAGCTAGAAACAAAACTTATTCGGGAATACTCATAGAAGCTACTTTGTTAGAAAGAAGTCGAATTGAACAGAAGCCCGCTGATGTTTTTTTGAGCATATCATTGGACGGAAGTATTGATATGAGAGATATACCAGGAACATCCAATATTTCTGCTCCGATGTCGTCTAGTATAGACCTACGATATATAACCGACGACAATGAATCTTACTCCGAGTCTTCTTTTTCCGGATTATCATCGTTTAAGGATAGAACCAATGAGTACGAGACTAATGCATTTCTAGGAGAGAATGGTTATGTGGAATACGACGGTCGCATTTACTCAGCATATAAGAAGAGATATACCAAATCCAAGAGTTTTTCCGGCGGGCGCGTGATACGACGTCATTTTTATACGATGGAATTGATATTAAGCGGCAGCTCCGTTCAACTGCCATCAAATTACACGCCACTATCGTCGACGGCAATATTCCGTCCGATAAGTAAGAAACGTCTGCCTATGAGGAAAACGCACGGCAAATCATATCAGACTAAAAATACTACAATCAGTATCGCCGGGGAGGAAGACAGAAGTCCTGTAATAAGAATAATCACGAGCCAAAACCTTACTAACGGTAACTTCGGCGTGAGCTCCTAAAATAAAATCGAAAATCGAAACTTCAAACTATTTATTAGAAGATTATGGCATATTTAGACAACAAATCCATCGTGGTTGACGCCGTTCTAACAAAAAAAGGCAGAGAATTGTTAGCAAAAAACGGCAGTCTCAAAATAACTTCGTTTGCTCTCGCGGACGATGAAATTGACTATGGATTGTTTAACGCGGACGGTGAAACCGAGGATTTGAAGGAAATTGCGCTGGTCAACACTCCGATTTTCGAGCCGAATTCCGATGAGACGCAGGTTATGAAATATAAATTGGTGACGTTGGAACAGGGTTCCACTTTCATTCCAACCGTCACCATATCTCAAGAATCGATTTCGGTTCTATCCACATACGGAGGAAGAATCGTAATATCACCGACCACCACACCGTCCAACTATAATGCAAACGGAGGATATACAGCAATACTCGGAAACAGCAAAGTTGGTACTTTGGTAGTTACGGTGGAATCGCCGGTTTCTTCGTCACCGGGAACCACGGCCACATTCGGAGGAGATAGATCTGTTGATAGTTCTATTTATGCAGTCGGAATTGAGTTCGCATTCATACCGTCATCGGCTCTAAATAGAACTACGACGACCACTTTGACTATTATCGGAAACGAAAGCGGCGGCGGCGTCAGCATCCCGATTACAGTTACGGTAACGACATAATCCTATGGCAAATAACTTCAAAATATATCAAACCTTTGACAAGGGAGATGTAATCTCTGGAAAAAACAATACCGTATCAACTGGTTTCTTTCCAGGAAATTCGGCTACGTTTTTACAATCTTTGCTTAGGACCGATTCGGATCAAAAACAGCTCACTGGTTCTAACGGAGCATATGATATTCTCAATGGATTGTATTACACAAATGTATACGATGGAGTTTCCTCCGAAAAACAACTTTTGTTTTCCATTTCATATGGAGATTCCGAAGGCGGAGGCGTGAGGACAGGTTCTTTGTTTCGGAATACTAAATCAATTTATTCTCAGTTTTCGAATGTGTTACTCGGTATCGCGGACGAGGATGGTAAGTTTAGTTTCAAAACAGGCAGCGCAGCTTCAAATACATATGTCACGAGTTCTCACATTTATGTAATAGCGTTTTCATCGGATTTGATGAATGATCAAATTGACAAGGGCCAATGGAACATTTCGATCGCGGGGCCAACCGGAAGTTCCGTTCTTCACATGATAGACGAAACCCCTCTTCTGACATCATCGGAGAAAAAAGAACAACGGCTTGTGTATCAAGTTGTTCCCGGTAGTTTCAACACTGATTTAGGAGTGACCGTGGCAACATCGGATTATAAAGGATTGGGATTATTTTATCCAAAGAACGGAATAATCGTATTGAACGCTGATGTCGTCAAATTATTGAGTGGGGTTAATCATGACACCGGTTCACAGTCATCCTTTCACGTCGACAACAGTGTGAGGTTGTATGGTGGTATGGCAGCAGTAAGTAATCGAAACATGAGAGTGAGAAAATCGGAGATAATTCCATCAACTCATTATTTCGTTCGGGTAAAGAATCAGGACTTCAACTTCTCAAACAACCCATCATTTGTATATCCCGAGAGTGTATCTGGTAGTTTAAAGGGGGAGATAATTGCCTCTATATCAGATGAGCCAAAAACCTACGTCACGACCGTCGGCCTTTACAACGACGTAAATGAATTGATAGCCGTTGCTAAGTTAAGTCAACCGACACGTAAAGACTTCGTATCCGAATTGAATATTAGGATTCGTCTCGATTTTTGAAGTGCCGCCGTCTCATCGGTTATCAATAAAAGAGAATAAGTGACTCCTGTCTATATTTATAGAGCATGATAAAGAGTCTAAGCAAGGAAGATATTTCCGCTACACCGTTCGTTGTATCAAAACGGTGGCAGACTCCCGGTCCACTGTTGAATTTTTTACTTACCGACACAAACTACACCCCATCTTCCAGCGGAGATAACTTTGCGGTGGGGATTAATTATACAGATTTCTTAGCCGGCATCAAATATCCGTGTTTCTCAACGGGGTCTTTTAATTATTACGACAAGTCGTTTACAGAGACGAGTGAGAGTATAAGAAGTTACCCCAATCCATCGGATTTTTACACAACCACATCCGTCGCTTCTGTTAGAAACGACGACTTTAACTTAACATTGGAGGAAGATGATGACCGATTTGTGAAGGTGGAGGCTGGTATTAAAATAGAAAAATACATCCGATTTCTCCCGGTTTCGGAATCGAAGAACGTAAACGGAACTTACAAGAGACTCGTCTACGATCAAATTAAGAACTCGTATTACAGCGATACGAAGGACCCCACTAAATTACTTGGGTTGGAGAACATCGATCTCTTCCTGGATAAAAGCAACAGGTCAATAGGAAATCAAATTAAAGTTGCCACGTTGCCACAAGCTTATTATGGAGACGCGATTCAGAAGGGAACCGTTCGGGTGAGAGATGAATCACAGGAACAATCCATAACCTTCGTCGATGATGGAAATGGAAACATAATAACAAGTGGAAGCGTATTTGGTAAAATAATAAAGGACGAAATTCATTCGTCCTCGTTGTTTCCAAATCTGGGATATTCCGTATCCACAAGCGAATTTTACACGGCCATAGGCGCACCGTCCTTCCGTTCAACTAAGACAAAGACAGGAAGCGTAGAAATTTACAAACACGAAAGACTGGTGTCGGATAAATTTATTCACGATAAAACGATCTTTTTAGTCACAGAATCTCTCGGACATATCGGTAATGTAAACATTTCCCAATCAGATTTCGGAAAAGCAGTGGATTGTCACGAAAACTTAATGGCCGTATCTTGTACCGAACTTAGGTATGGAATATCCTCTGTACCGGGAACGTCGAGTGCATTTGTATCTATCTATAACCTAGAAACATCCTCATTACATCCAGTTCAAATAATATCACATGAACTGAGTTCGAGTGAACAGTCCAGATCATTTGGTCACTGTATCTCTCTAAATGATAATTATTTGGTGGTCGGTTCTCCATTTTCATCAACCGACGGGAAGCGTGGGACTGTTTATCTTTACAAGAGTGGTTCCAGTGGGTATCAATATGAAACGTTTTTGACTGGAAGCGAATCGTCCGATATTTACTTCGGCGCTAGCCTAGAGATCGACCACAATTTCAACAGAATTGTGGTAGGAAATGGAAGTCTTAATAACACCGCATCCAAGGTTTACCTATTCGAGTCATCAAGTACAGGGTGGTCAGAAACCAAGAAGTTTTCGCCGACCAAGGAAAACGATAACCTATTTTTCCTACCGATTGCGCCATATTTCAATCAGAATAATACGATGGATGGTTTCGGAAATTCAGTATCCATCTACTGTTCGTCTTCAAATGATGTAAAGATTGCGGTGGGTGCTCCCTATGATAGAAACATAAAAGAATATTCCGGTTCTCTCTGTGTGCGGAACGGAGCTGTATATGTGTTCGAGAAACATCATTGTTATCTCAACGGGTCAACTGGTTCTCATTGGTCAGAGGAGAGATTGTTTGGCGATTACGATAACTTCCACTCGAATAGGTTCGGTCATTGTGTAAGCATTTATGACAATACGCTGGCAGTGTCATCTCCCAAGTATATCTCAGAATACACAGCTTCCTACATCAAAGAAACTCTTAAAAACAGCCCAATAGATCAGGAATTTCACGACCATGATTACAACGGTCTTTTGTACGTCTACACATCTTCGGTGAGTGAAAGTTGGGATGTTTTGGCCAAATATAAACCAAAAAAATCCAACAACCGACCTTATGGATTCTTTGCCAATGATGTGGAGATATATGAAAACAACCTAGTTACAGGAGACCCATTGCCATTGTTAGATGCATCTATTGATTCTATAGACTATACATTTTCAAACCAAAATATGTCGCAGAGTTTCAACGGTGGATTCCACATATTTGACACCGATGATCTTTACAAAAACCACCACGTCGGAAATGTATTTTACCGGACTGGTACGATGGTATTCACAAGCAATCTGAGCACGTTCCAATCCGTGTTTGAGAATGGATTCAATCTCATACCCGTTTATGATATAGAATACAAGAGTTTGGAGAGATTCCACGAAAAGGAGATTATTTGCACCGTGAATCCAGGCGAGTTCAACTTCTCTACAAATCCTACTGCTTGCCAAGTTTCGTCCTCAACATTGGATTTGAACTCAAACGGACGATTTGACTTCGTGGATTGTGATTTTATCCTACGGTCTATTTTCAAGAAACACAATAACCGAGAGACGTGGTGGGAGATTTTCAATTTCGAAGACCCTCACACTGAACGTGATATATCAGATTCAAGTGTTTTCAAATATCACGTCTCTTCTTCGTTTGAGAACAAAACACACGTATCTTTAATAGGCACAACCGTCTCCGATGAAACCTATACAAGAGTCACCGAAGACTTGTTCTCTTCGCTGGATATAAACGACGATGGTAAAACGGATGAATCCGATATTAAGATACTTTGGAGGTTTTTTACGGGGAGGCTTACCCCCGATGTATGTTCTCTTGCTTCTAACTCAACTGCGATATCATCCAACAACAGAAAGACCTACGATGAGACTCTGAGATATCTCTACGAGTTAACCGGCAAAGGTCGGGCCAGATCCATAAAGTCAGAATTTCTTCACGATTCAACCATAGATTCATTTACCACCGGATCAAATCTCACTCCATACGTTACTTCCATTGGGTTATATAATGGATTGGAATTGGTTGCGGTCGCCAAGCTTGGAACTCCGATAAAAAACCAAGGTTATTTTCCTCTCAACTTTATTGTTCGATTCGATATTTAATCTATATTTATACACATGGCACAACAAATCGAAAGAAAATCGTTAGTCACTACTCTTGAGGAACGATATAAGAATGGCACCGCAGGCGGGGCGTTTGATGCCAAGTCAGCGGGGAAGGAATATTCCAACTCTTTTGACGACACATTTGCTGATGGTTTCACTCGGGGAGGAACGTCCACAAATTTCCCAAAGAAAGAATCGATTTTCTTAAAGGGACATTCTACCGAAAAATATAAAGGTTAACCACGGGGTTGACCTATGTATTTACATGATATGTGGACTTGATGCTTCGACATCTACAATAGGGTGGGCACTGACAGATAGTGGGATTATACTCGACGCTGGGTTTGTTGATATAACGGACTGCGCTACGCATAAGGAAAAATCCTTCAAGCTAATCGGTGTCCTACGTAACCATCCACTGTTTACAAAGATTGACCGTTTCCATCTTGAGGCTGCTTTGAGTGGCTATGCGGGTGGATTTACTTCCCAGCAGGTGATAATAAAACTATCCCGTTTCAATGCGGTATTTGAATACATCATAACCGAAGAGATGGGGAAACCCGTTGATTTGTGGAACGTCAACACTGCTAGAAAGAACGTCCTCGGAAAATGCCGGGAGAAAGGCGTAAAATCTAAGGTCTTTGTAGAAGCAAATCTTTCACGGATTCACGACATTCACAAATTCGATGTCGTAAATAAAAAGGGAAATGCTGATAAAAGAAATAGCGACATCTATGATGCTATGGTTTTAGCATTGGCAACCATAGGGTCCAGTTAATATATGTTGAACTCACTTGGGTTTGTTGATAGAGTGTAAAGTGAATGACACTGGAAGAGAAGATTTCACTTCTAAATAAAGTATTGAATCAGAAGGCGAGGATACGCAAGGGAACTGATGCTGTGTATTTCTGTCCTAAGTGTAAGCACCACAAAAGAAAACTGGAAATCAATCTAACCACGGGAAAGTATAACTGTTGGGTATGCAGTTTCTCAGGACTTAATCTCACCACTCTTCTGAGGAAGTTGGATGCTCCGAAAAAATACTACTCACTACTGAACGACACGGTTACTAGGCCATCTCCCTTTCACCCCGTAGAGTCGATTAGAATTGACTTTGGTGTTCCACGGGAAGAAATCGTGTCACCGACTCTACCAGACGAATACCGTCCTCTGCACATTTTCAACAACACGTCAGAGTACAGAGACGCTATCAACTACTTGATAGAACGGAAAGTGACAAAGAGTGATATATTGAGATATCGCATAGGATATTGTCCCGTTGGTTTTTATAAACATCGGATAATAGTACCGTCTCACGATAAGGAAGGTAGTTTGAATTTTTTTGTGGGTAGGAGTTATTACAATTCGCCATTGAAATATAGTAACTCAGAAACATCTAAGGATGTGATAGGATTTGAATCAGCTGTGGATTTTAATCAAGAACTTACATTGGTCGAGGGAGTGTTCGATGCATTAGCAGTCAGATATAACTGCGTTCCTCTATTTGGGAAAAATTTATCACGTAGGTTGAAATCCGAGTTGATTTCCACCCCGCCGCCGGTCGTGAACGTATTGCTAGATTCTGATGCTTTTACATCGGCGACTAGAATTGTCGAATTTTTAATGAAAAATAACATATCAACGAGGCTTATAAATATTGGTAAAAAAGACCCTTCGGTGATAGGATTCGATGAAACGTGGAGAATCATACGACAATCCGATATTTTGGATTTTGAATCTATGGTAGCTATGAAAATGAGACTAAACTATGAATGTGAAAAAGTTGAATTGTAATATTTCCGAATTCGCGGGTGTATTGCACGTCGCTGACATTCACATTCGACTGACCAAGCGTCACGATGAGTATAAATTGGTATTCGACCGACTATACAAGGACATAACAATGACGCCGGTAAATACATGTGTAGCGGTGCTGGGCGACTTGTTTCATTCAAAATCAGACCTCAGCCCTGAATGCGTCAGTTTAGCAAGTGACTTCTTGAAGAGGATAGCCGATCTAAGGCCGACCATTTTAATAGCAGGAAACCACGACGCTACGCTTGCCAACAAAAGTAGGATGGATAGTTTGAGTCCCGTTGTTAACGCTCTAAATCACCCCAATCTTTTTTATCTAAAAGACACAGGTTTGTATATTCTAGGGGACATTTTATTCAATCATATGTCGGTGTTCGATGAACCGGAGAACTATATAAAGGCAAGTGACATACCGAAGGTTTATCGTCACCAAACTAGATACCTCGTTGGTCTATTTCATGGCCCGGTCGACAAAGCTATGACCGACGTTGGATACGAAGTGAGCAACAGGAGCATCACGCAATCTCTGTTCGATGGACATGATATTGTGTTGCTTGGGGATATACACCGTTTCCAAGAGTTAGGGGGGGATGAAATCATTGTTAGCGAGGGTGAATTAGATGAATATATTAGGAGTGGAGATTATGAAATAATTAAAGAAGTCCACGATTCTGTTGAAGTGGGAGTCTGATATACAGAAAGATGATTTTGAATTATCTTTTATAGATGTGATAAAAAAACTATGAAGTATTATAAATTAAGAAAACGTGGTCCAATAAGTGTATTTTGTGGCTCTCTTATCCAACAGAACCACGGCGAGGATGTTTCTGGGCACGGATATGTCATATGGAACCTAAAAACTAAAGCGTATCGTCACCTCGACATAGGAAACGAATGTGGATTTTTTACCATAGACATCAATAAGGGAGTATTGACTACGGATATAAGTAACTTGCCGTCAAAAGTTAGACTTCGAGTTCGTTGTCTGGAATCGGTCGCGACTGAGGTGAAGGAGATAGTTTCTAATATAAGAAAAACATCAGAGATCATAGAAATAACATACGTGAGAGTTGACTCCGAACAATTATCCACGATGAGTTCGGTTGGGATAAAAGACTTAAAACTGAGTGATTTGGATACGGTGGAGTATCAAAACAAATTGATAAGTGGGTTTCTAAAGAAGAAGGTTGTGGATGGAACTATGACAGATGAGATGTTGTCATCTATTTTCGAGATAAACAAGATTTACAACCTTCTAGTAGACAGAGAAAAAGTGGTGAGGAACATTAGGTGGAAACCAAAAATGTTCGAGTTCAGCAACATGTTCAGCTACGGAGAAGACAATACGGTAGATTTTTCAAAAATGAAAGATGTGGTTGGTATTTTCGCTCAGAATGCTAGCGGAAAATCATCTATATTATCCGCTTTGAGTTTCTGTATTTTTGACAAATGTGACCGAGCTTTCAAGGCAACTCACATATTAAATTCACAGAAGATGTCTTTCCGATGCAAATTTAACTTTGATATAAACGGCGTTGATTTCTACATAGAGAGAATCGGAAAATCTGACAAAAAGGGGAATGTAAAAGTCGACGTTAAGTTTTGGAAAGAAGTGGACGGCAAGGTCATGGAATTAAATGGAGAAGCTAGGAGGAGCACCAACGACATGATACGTAGTTACTTGGGAACATACGATGATTTTGTCCTAACGGTCTTATCGGTACAGAATAATCGATCCGGCAATTTCGTTGACATGGGTCAGTCGGAACGGAAGGATCTTCTTTCTCAATTCATGGGATTGGATATTTTTGACGAACTTTATCAGCCTGCTTTGGAGAAGTTGAAAGAGATGGAGTCTGAAATAAAGACGTATGTAAAATACGACAATGGCGACGATGTGGATGAAATAACGAGAAAATTAGAAGTCGTAAGCGGCCAACACAGTTCGGCTACGGAAGAGATTTCGTCGCTGGTGTCACAGAGGGCTCTTTTAGATGAACAGATCCTCTCTATTACCGAGGGAATGGTCAAGTTTGATGAAGAGGTATCAACTGATATAGTTTCTCTCCGATCCGATGAATCTGAATTGGTCGGTTCTCTTGAAAATCACGCGATTACAAAAAAGAGAATTGAGTTGGATTTATCCGATATGAAATTAGAACAGGATGTTCTGAAAAGTCGTTTGGAGAAATTCGTAGAATCTGAGATAGACCGGCGATTCTCGGAGGTGACGTCATTGGACGAATTGCGGAGGTCGAAGAAACACGAAATAGACAAGAAGAAAATATTCGTGACATCGAAATTGGAGAAGCTCTCTAAACTAGATTCACATGAATATGATCCAGAGTGCAGGTTCTGTGTTAACAATGAATTTGTAAAAGACGCGTTGGATGCAAAATCTACCATAGGACAGGATAAAATAGATGCGGGGGTGATGTTGGGTGAATACTCTAAAATAGAAAAGAAGTTGGCGGATTTGTCCACGGTCAAGTCTGAATATGACGAATATAAGTCTTTGCCTGGTAAAATATCGTCTCTGGACAAGAGGATGTTCGGTATAAACAAACAACTGTTAGTTCTACAGAACTCCGAGACGGTTGATATAAATTCTCTCAAGGAAACGAGAGTTATGATAGACCGTTATCAAAAGCAAGAAGAATCCATAAAAAACAACTTAAAGATTGAGAGCGATAGGTCTGAGCTAAAGAATCGACTGGGTGTAGTAATCCGTAAAATCGACAACATGACAGTGACTATAAACGATCTTAACGCAAAAAGGGGAAAATTGTCTTATGAGAAGGAAATTAAAGAAGCACAGTTCATTAAAGTCAAGTCATTAGAATCCGGCGTTACAGCTTACCAACACTACGTCGCAGCGGTGTCCCGCGATGGCATTCCATTTGATTTGATCTCACAAGCAGTCCCTATTATAGAAAAGGAAGTAAATACCATATTAAGCCAGATTGCGGAATTTGGTATCAACATACTGGTGGACGGGAAGAACGTCCTCACCAATATTGTTTATAGTGACAAGTCTTGGCCACTAGAAATGTCAAGCGGACTTGAGAGGTTTTTAACCTCATTGGTTCTGAGGTCGGCTCTGATAAATATATCAAATCTTCCCAGACCTAACTTCATGGCTATAGACGAGGGATTTGGGTGTGCTGATGCCGATAATCTTGCCGCCATGAACGCTCTGTTTTCTATACTAAAGACTCAATTTGATTTCATGTTGATAATAAGTCACCTAGATTCCATGAAGGATATGGTTGATAACACCATAGAAATTAAAAAGGAGAATGGATTCTCGAAAATAACAGTATGATACCTATTTATAGAGCATGCACCGTAATGCTTCCCGAAAACTAAGGGTAAATCTGGTAGATAAAGAGGCTGACGTGGTGGATAAATCGTATAGATCCACCTACTTTGTGGTGTCCGAATTAAATTCCACCTTTACAGCTGGAAAAAATTACTTCACTATAAATGGATCTTCTTTATTGAAGAAGAACAGTCCCATTTCCATTGAGGTGTTAGATTCATCTGGTATAACCGTGTATTACGAAACTGGCCACGCTGGGTATTTATCCAGATTGGATACTACGGATCTGATAATATCCGTCCATGTATTAGATGATACCGCCGAAGGTTTTGGTTCTCTTACTTTGATGGGCACAACACCGGATAATAAATCCGTGAAGTGGACATCGACAATAAAAATAAACCCAACACTTGATAACGACAGCCGCGTCGTTTTTTTCAAAACCCCAACGTTAGAAATACAAGAATTCCTGTCGTTCGTTTTAAACGAAACTTGGACAGCAGAAGTCCAACGTATTATAACCACATCCGGAAGCATAACCACTGTTGCTAATTTCCCAACGGCCTACACTGACATAAAATCGGTGGATTTCAGAAAATCGGATGTGGATTATCGTCTTAAATTGGTGACTCCCGTCGAATCATCTCTTGTACCATTCACCAAACAGAATGGTGATACACCGATAGAGTTGTACATTCAACGCATTTCTTGCATTGACAATGGATCTCTCAGAACCATAGACGTCAATTTAACAGAATCCGTCTCTGTGAAATCGATTTTTAATGATAACGAAGTGGGATTGTCAGTTCCTATTGTATACAAAATAAATGGTGTATCACAAGTAGTTCCGATTGTAACGGGGAATTATACACAGACTTTTAATGGAACTGCCTACATAACATCATCGGGACTTATTCCCAATGGAAATCCAGACGGTGTTGCTGACCCAGATGTCTTTTTGTCTAAACCAGTTGGCGCCACAACCGCATTTCTCAAAGAACCGTTTCTGGACATAACATATCGAAACCTGAAAACTCTCACCGGGAAGATACATAGACACAAGGTCTATAGGAGAAGTCTAAATAAAGCAGCCGACTTCGAGTGCGTCGCTGACGAACCGTTACTGGAAACCGAGACAATATTTGACACATCTACCGCAAACAGAACATTTGCTGTGATTGGGGAATTCTTTAACCAAGATCACACGGATAGATACTATCACACGAGTTCCGTTGACATGAATTTGTTATACGATTCGTCGGTTGTGTTGAATTCCGCTACACTCACAACCGGAGATGAAAACGAAGACGGTTCAAAATACGTAATAATAAAAAACGACACGTCGCTTATAACGTATTCATCCTCACGGGAAACATATGTGAATTACAACGAAGAGCAGGCTTTAATCAGAAGCGGTTCAGCGTATGATTCCAATTTTATAAAACTTTACAATGGATCCGATTACTTAATGTCAGCTGATTTGGAACTTGTAAAATTAAATCCGGAAAAAGAAGCTAAGTTAGTGTTTTATCTTACGGGATCATTTAACACATCCTCACAACAGTCTTATTACGAAGAAGGAAATGGACTCAGGCTTCACGAATATGTTTTGCCAGCGGGTAAATCGGAGGGAACGTTTCGCGGCAAACACGATGGAAAAATTCTAAATTTTTCAAAAGACTGTTTGGGCACCATTAAAATTGTCCCAATAAACCTACGCTCCGCTAGAATGAGTAAACTCTCATTGAAGTCTTATGCTGAGTTCGGCTTTTCGCCAGATGTATTCTCCACTCGTATTATTTTTCCCGTCACAATAAAGAACGAACAGTTTGAAGTAAAATCGGAATTCTTTGATGTAAACAGCCGTTCTATATACAACGGACTTAGGGGTGTGGTAAATGTGGACGTTGACGGTGAAACGTTATTCAAAAACATAACCAATTATCTAATAACAGACTCGGAGACTATACGTTCCGTAATATCGTCAGGTTCTCTCACCGTCTCTTCTTCTAGGTCGGAAGTCGGAAGTGGTTTTGAATCTGCTGCAAACCGAGCGGCCATAACGGCGGTAGAGAGTTTCGTTGTGATGAGTGGATCTGCTTTTGACAGTGATCCTTTCTTCGTAGCCGAACGTCAGTCTACATCCAACAAGACATATGTTAAGGTGAGTGGAAGTTTCAAACTAACTGGCTCTTTTTACATAAAGGGTACGGATGAACGGATGTATGGGACGGCTAGTCAAGCTGATAGTTCCAGTTACGCTCACAAAGCAAGTAGTTCGTTGTCTTCAAGCGGAGCGAACAGCGCGATGTCATCCAGTTGGTCAATAAGTTCGAGTTATGCTTACGTCGCTAGTAGTTCATTGTCATCTAGTGGCGCCAATAGTTCACTGTCTTCGAGTTGGTCTATAAGTTCAAGTTATGCTTACAAAGCAAGCAGCTCTTTGTCATCAAGCGGAGCGGAATCGGCTCTTTCATCGAGCCGGGCAATTAGTTCGAGCTACGCATTCAAAGCAAGCAGCTCTTTGTCATCAAGCGGAGCGGAATCGGCTCTTTCATCGAGC